CTCTTCTGTGCTCACGATACAAGGACCACACGGGGAACAAAGTTTTTATGTGGGGCCCATTTTGGACAAGATGCATAGGTTGAACTCCATCAGAACGTGCGAACGCTTCTTCTAGCCGTTACTTCGGCCAGCTATCTCACTGTCGCACTCCAGAACGCAAACGGGATGACGGGTGTTTCAGGAGGGAACACTAGAAAACTAGTGCTGCAGACTGTTGTCCGCCGGGCATCACTTCCGCCTCTCCCTATCAGGTGCGCCAATTCCACACAAACCCACAAGCTGCTCTAGCGAGTGGTAGCAGAAAAGGTTGGCCCTCCACTGTCTCTCCGGCCGTTGTGCCGGTCTAACGGTACCTAAGCGCACCATCTTGTCGCGGAGCTCTTTAACCCGCCGAATCGGGCTAAGAGGAACTGCGCACAGCCTAAACGACTGCCATCGTATTTATTATGTAGCGCCCCCACCGGCCCTCCCTTCCATTAACGCATTTCCGGATCTGCGACTGCTGTTTGATATCCCAACAGTAGGTGAAGTCAACCTAACACTTCATATCAACTTTTTCGCCTAAACAAGATTAGTATGGACTACTCGTAGGATTCACGTCCAGTTCACAAACCCCGAAGGCAAGAGTGGTCAACGCAGCCACCGTCCATTACTACGGAAACTCGTTACTAACTACATTTCGTCTCACACACCTCAAATTTAGTGAAGCCAATGATAGATACGAGATCCACCAACTTCTGCTACTACAGCATCAACTACGTGTTCGTCTGGTAACCAGAGCCGGGACACCCTATCATGACAAGAAGACTCGTACTGCATCTGCTCCGCCGGTGTATACCCATAAGCGAGCTCAACTTGTCGGCGAACCGACCATGAAACTCTAGGGCAAGCGTACTGACGTCGCTTTAGCAAATCTTTGTCAATCAGAATTCCCTGCCTCCAACGCACTTCAACATCAAGGATAGCTTTTCCGCTAACAGCATTGTAAACCTCCCAAGCCAACGGGCCGATCATCGGTAACTCTGATGAAACAAACAGTTCACACATAGCAGAACCCTTGAGATACCTACGATAGGTCTCAGGGGGCACTAGTGCAAAACGGTTAGTAACACCAAAATTGGCAACTGCCCTCCACGGGTCACGACAAAGAACCCATCGTCCATCGTCCAAACGAATTGGACGTGACCGACAAAATTCTATGTCCCAGTAGTTGTGGTGGTCTAGTCGCACCTCATTACCGGTCAGTGAGAACCCATAGGTTAGCATCACCCTACACATCTGCGCAAAATCGCAATCTCCAGCCTCAACAAAGAACAAAGCGTCGTCGCCATCACAGAGCATGTCCCACTTCTTGATTCCCATAAACCGTGCGCACGTAGAAACCAGGACATAATTCAACAATGAATTACCCATACCTGTATCTACATCGCCGGACATACGGTTCCCTCGAATATGGTACTTGACACCAGATGAACCAACTCCAACATTATTCAATTGCATCTTCAGAAGATCCCTAAACTCCTTGTTGTTAGGAAAGCACTTCTCATAAATCGAATGGACACAACGCAGATGGGTCACCCCAACACTTGCATCAAAACTGCTTGCATCCAAACTAACAACCACAGGGTTCGCAAACTCAGCCGCCTTAGCAACAATGAGCTCAGCCCTACCGTAGTTATCAAGTCCTTTAGCAAAAACCCGTGTGCGCTTAACACCACGAGCCTCACCTAAAAAGTGACACAGCCTCCTCTCAATCGGTTTAAGATACCGCGCAATCCACACGTTGAACCGGGGTGTACGACCTTGAATTGCCCTAGGCTTCTTCTCCTCCGCTCCAACGCCAGTCAGCTTATCTGCCTTAACAAACAAACTAACCCTGGCATCACGAGCATCGAAGGGACGCTGCTGTATGCTGGCCGCCGCCTCAACGTAACGTCTGCGTTTAGAAACTGAAAGAGCCAAAACTGCATCTTCCAAACTCAACACATCCAGTCGTCGAACATACTTAAACGCCCTATCCACCGTAGCCACAAGGTCTTCCACTCTCTCGCTCCCAAGACGTGGTTGCTCAACAAACACACGTCTAGCCAAGCTGGCATGTTCCGTACAGAAACACTGCGCATGCATCGTGCTAAACGTGCGATCTCCAATTTCGCGAAATGGTCTGCGGAACCATTGTTGACGACAATACCCCTTACCGTATCGGTCTATACCGCCGCGTGAGCAGTTTGCGACATAATCGCCGGCATGTAGACTTTCAACAAGCTCAGGGCCACATCAACGCCTTGAAATTGCTCCCCCCGAGACCATATATTCTCGGATGGCATCGAATCCATGCAGTGCAGCGTCCACCCAGGACGCATATGGTGCATGCTTTACAGAGCTGCCAAAGCTCCGCTCAGTAAGAAGTGCGCGATCACCTGCTAACATTTTCAGAGCATCAGCCTCCTCCTCCGAGACCAAATACGCATCAATGACAGCAGCTGGCATGATTTTCACAAACTCACTTTCATCAACATGATGTGCCTCACGCCACGCAATAGCCCTACCACACAACATGTGAAGTAAAGACAAATCACGTAGTTTGAAGACAGCATACTGCTTCAAATGAGCTGCTAGCTCACCCCTTCTACTAGGATTCACGAAAATAGGTTCTGGTAGTTCTACCTCCACACTACCGAACATAATTTTCTTGGAGCCACCTTGGGAAGGCCCTCCATTGTCACATCCACCCTTCGCCACTGAGTTCCGAACATTTGATTTAATGAACGCACTAGTGAGGCCGTAGGCGAGCCGAGCCGAAACCAAAGAGGCAACAACGAACCCAACTCTACCTGCAATACCACACCACGCCCACCTCCTCAAATTGCTCTTCATCACAGCAACTCCGGGTGCGCCCGCCTGGACCACTATCCGCCTCACAGCATCAAGCGGCCCCACCAGGAGGGACTCACCCCTTCTGCCAGTTATCGTACGTAATAACCAGCCCGAGGTTCCAGTGATTTGCACACTGCTGTTGCCGTTTACACCCCCGGCATCCATGGGGCGCCCATTTGGACTGTCCCGGGCTTGGACCTCACCCGGTGTCGTAGTCCCCCAAACAACGTTAGGAATGGAATGCAGTTTCAGCCTGCGGTAAGGTACAGGCGGTTCCATCAGACCACCTACTCATTCAAACAATGAACAAGCCTTCCTACTCTTACCCATTAGAGGGATACATCCACACACCCTACTCTGTGCTACGAGCGTCGTCACCTCAATCAGGAACCACCCTATCTGTCTTTCCAGCGTCAGAGGTCTTTGCCTCAGTCAGCGTAAATACCATACGCACTGGCCCAGCACAAAAGTGCAACTCACCGCCTTTCAAATGCCTCAGCGTGAGCAAGCTTTAGGAGCCCTCGGCATACGCAACCCCGTTCTCTCACGGCGCCAACTTCTTTCAGTTTGTCATGGCAACAATTCATTATCACTAGCTACAAAGATAGCATCACCCAAGGTATGCAAGGAATCTCGGGCTCAGATACCATGCAATCCATGGGCAATGTCAACCTTTGGAACTCGTATCAAGGGATGTGAATCCACACATCCTATAATGGTTGTCAAATCCGTTCTTGATGCCAACACAAGCGGATCCAGTCTCTCCTGGTGTCACCAATTTCACATGTTTGGTTTCATCTACCGCTTCCCATCCGTGGTCTACGGGGTAGGCAACACCCCGCATTACTCCACACAAATATCCTGTCCCTAATCGGTGCCAATCTCCTTTCGGCCGACTTTGATATTTGTTGGGGCCATGATCCCCCTAAGCCGGGTCAAGCTAACCCTGGGTATCCGAAGATGTAGGCTTTACC